GGATGCTGCACACTGCTAAACAGGCCGAGTACCTGCGGGAGGCCCACCACAGATGGAATATGAAGGGCGGCGCGACGAGAAGCGGCAAAACCTATATGGATTACAGATGGGTCATCCCAAAACGCCTCCGCGAACGCTCCGGCAAGGAAGGCCTCGACGTGATCCTGGGCGTCACCAAAGCGACCATCGAACGCAACGTCCTCTCCCCCATGCGGGACATCTACGGGGATACGCTCGTCGGGTATATCTCTTCCGATAACACCGTCACCCTCTTCGGCGAGCGCGTCTACGCCCTTGGCGCGGAAAAGCTCTCCCAGGTCTCCAAGCTGCGCGGTTCTTCCATCAAATACTGCTACGGTGATGAAGTGGCCGACTGGAGCCGGGACGTATTTGATCTTCTGAAATCCCGTCTCGACCGGGATTACAGTTGTTTTGACGGAACCTTCAACCCGAAGGACCCCTTGCACTGGCTGAAGGAATTTCTGGACAGCGATGCGGATGTTTTTTATCAGCAGTACAGCATCGACGATAACCCTTTCCTTGACCAGACCTTTGTGGCTGAGCTGAAGAAGGAGTATAACGGCACATCCTTATACGACCGCTATATCCTCGGCCTCTGGGCCGCTTCTGAAGGTGCGCTGTTCACGACCTACCCACAGTATATAAGCGACAAGACCTTCCTGTATGACGGCATCGTCCATATCGACGCTGCTTACGGTGGATCAGACGGAACGGCTCTGACATGCGCTCATAAAGTCGGGGATAAAATCTACATGTTCGGGAAACTACGTCAGCAGCATATCGACACGCTGTTTGACAGTTTCATGGCCGATATGAGCGACCTGCGCTGCAGCCCTGTATACATGGAACGGAACGCCGATAAGGGATTTGTGGCCCGCGAGTTTATCCGCCGGGGCCAGCCCGCCAGCGTGTATGACGAACATGAAAACAAATTCAAGAAGATCGCTACCTTTCTTCGGAAATGGTGGCCGAACATCATTTTTTTAGAAGGAACAGACAAAAAGTACATCGAGCAGATCATGGCATACAACGAAGCCGCTGAGCATGATGACGCTCCGGATTCCGCCGCATGTATTTGCCGCCTTTTGGATAACAAATCCGGCATCCCGTATCAGTCCCCCCTCTTCAAACGATAAAGAAAGCAGGTGATATCCGTTGATTACCTACTGCGTATATATGCACAAAAACAAGAAAAACGGGAAAGCGTATATTGGGATGTGCAAGGAATCGACAGTTTACAAAAGATGGGCAAACGGTCACGGGTACTACGAACAAAAACAGTTTGGTGATGAAATTAAAAAATTTGGTTGGGACGCATTTGAACATTTGTTTCTTTATAAAAACCTGACATTAGAAGAAGCGGAGCAAAAGGAAATAGAGTGCATAGATAAGTACGAGACAAGAAACCCTGAAAAAGGATACAACATCAGCCGTGGCGGTCTGAAGTTTTTTCTTGGATTACATCATTCAGAAAAGTCCAAATTTGCAATATCAGAAAAACTGAAAACATACGAAAAAACACAGGAACATAGGAAACATATAAGTGAACACAAACAGGGTGTTTTGCATCATATGGCAAAACCAGTATATCAATTTCAAAAAGACGGGAAATTTGTCCGAGAGTGGGAATATATGAGTAAAGCCGCAAAAGAATTAAAAATACAGAAAACCAATATATCTGCATGTTGTTTGAAAAAAGTTCCGTCTGCTGGTGGATACATTTGGCGTTATGAAAGGAGTGTATAATAATGATAACATATTCCGATTTTTTGAACGCCCCGGACAGGGAGAAATTCATCGTATCCTCCATCGCGTCCTACCGGCGGAGCAAACCCTACCAGATCGCCCTTGACGCAAACGAGTACGACGCACAGCGGAACGTAACGATCATCCAGAATGTCAGGAAAATCTACGACATCACCGGCGTATCGGCTCCTGACCCGATCAGCGCGAACAACCGGATTCCTTCCAACTTTTTTCACCGACTGAACACCGACCGCTGTTCCTATTCCCTGGGCAACGGTATTTCATTTTCAGCACAGGACGGAAGCACGGATGGACGGAACAAGGAAGCGCTGGGAGTGGACTTTGATACCGTGCTGTTTGACGCGGGATACCTTGCGCTGATCCACGGCGTGTCTTATATCTACGTCGGCGGCAGGGGAAACGTGCTGTTCCCGATGACTGAATTCCTGCCGCTCCCGGATGAAGAAACGGGCGCAATCCGTGCTGGCATCCGCTTCTGGTCATTGGATTGGCGCAGACGGCCCGGTTACTGCGTTTTATACGAGGAGGACGGGTATACTCGCTACCGTTCGAAGGACGGAAAGGCGGGGCTTTCGCAACTGGAGATTATGCAGGAAAAGACCGCCTACCGGGTGACGGTGCAGTCAAGCGCGGCGGATGGTGAGGAGATCGTCGGTCAGGAGAACTATGGTGTCCTGCCCATTGTACCCGTATATGCCAGCCGCACGAAAGAAAGCACGCTGGTTGGGATGCGTCCAAATATCGACGCATATGACATGATCCATTCCGGCTTTGCCAACGACCTTCAGGACTGTGCGCAGATATACTGGCTGATTTCAAACGCGATGGGCATGGACGATAACGACGTTGCCAAACTGCGCGACCGGCTGCTGTTCCAGCATATAGCTGTGGTAGATACGACAGACGGCGCGAATGTGACCGGGTATACGCATGAAATCCCCCACGCGGCCCGAACGGAATGCCTGAACGCGATCAGGAACCGCATCTATGAAGATTTCGCGGTGCTGGACGTTCACACCGTTTCGGCGGGCGCGACAAACGACCATATCGACGCGGGGTATCAGCCGATGGATGAAGAGGCTGATCAGTTTGAGTATTGGATTATCAAAGCGGTTCAGCAGATCGAAACGATCCTCGGCTTAGAGCCGCTGGTGCCGTTGTTCAAGCGGAACAAAATCAGCAACATGCAGGAGCAGACGGATATGGTGCTGTCTGCTCTCGACATCATCGACCGGAAGACAGCCCTGACGAAGCTTCCGTGGATCACGGTTGATGAGATAGACGAAATCCTTAACAACCTTGACCGGGAAGAAGGACGGAGAATCACGAAGCAGGAGCCGGAAGACGAAGAAACGGGTGAGCGCTGATGGCGGATGCCGGAATCAGGTTTACCGACGAAACACAGGAGGAAATCGAAAAGCGCCTGCGTTCCATATACGAGGCCGCTTCAAAGGAAATTATTGAGCGGCTTGATAAGCACTCGAAAGCCATGTACCGGAAAGACGCCGTGATGCGGGAGAAACGGGACGCGGGGCAAATCACGCCCCAGCAGTACAAAGACTGGCTCCGTGGGCAGATGTTCACTGAAAAAATATGGCAAGATCAGATCACGTCTGCCACTTCCGTTCTCCTGACCGCAAACCAACAGGCCAACGCTATCGTTGAGGGTGAGCGCAGGGCTGTTTTTACGGAGAACGCCAACTGGCAAGCCTATTCTATCGAAAAAGACACAGATGGCGCGGTCTCCTTCAGTCTGTACGATTCCGCTACGGTCACGAAACTGATCATGGAACAGCCGGAACTATTGCCTCCGAGGAAGGTCAACGGCGAACGGGACAAGGCGTGGAACCGGGAGAAGATCTCCGCGATCATGGCGCGGGGGGTGATCACCGGCTCCCCCATCAGGGAGATTGCCAGACACATCGGGAACGAGTGCGGCGTGGGGAACGAAAAGGCGATGCTCCGTTACGCCCGGACGGCGATGACCGGAGCGCAGAACGCCGGTCGCATCGAGGTCATGCACGAAGCGGAGGACATGGGCATCAAGGTAAAAAAGATTTGGATTTCCACCCTGGACGAGCGCACCCGCCCCGCTCACCAAATGCTGGACGGGGACACCGCAAACGTAGATGAACCTTTTTCCTCCATCCTTGGCCCCATTATGTACCCCGGCGATCCGGCGGCGGACGAAGCGAACACCTGGAACTGCCGCTGCACCTTGGGCTACGAATACCCGGAATATCAAAGTCGAGACGTGATGCGCTACAATCAGGAAGCCGGGGAAGATATTGAATACATAACCTATTCCGAATGGAAACGCAGAAAAGGAGGTGATTAAATGGCTCAAAAAACCTTCGCACTCTCCGTGACCTCCCACCGCTACACCGTCGAATCTGACGTTACCAAAGCCATCCACCGGGCCTTGGAAATCTGCGGCGGGAAAGCGGAAACTTATGCCAAGAAGCTCTGCCCCGTCGATACCGGCAACCTCCGCAACAGCATCACCCACCAGCGCGAGGGAGATGATACAGAGCTGATCGGAACCTCCGTCGAATATGCACCCTATGTTGAGTTCGGTCATCACCAGACACCTGGAAGATATGTTCCCGCTATCGGCAAACGGCTCGTCGCGTCCTACGTTCCCGGAAAGCCGTATCTCGCACCCGCTCTCGAAAACCACATCAGCGAATACAGAGAAGTCTTCGAAAAAGAACTGGAGAAAATCTAAAAGTGCCCCGCCCATCCCCGCTTCGGCGGGGTTTTTATTTTTTACGTTTTTGCAGTTGCGCGAGGTATTGTGTTATGCCAAAATCCTGACAGAAGCCCGAAGGACTGGGCTATCAAACTCCGTAGGGGCGAAGGACTGCCCCCGAAGGACTGGGAGGAAAATATGTCATTTACGCGGGCATTTTTGAAAGCAAACGGGCTCAACGACGACCAGATCACTTCCGTCATGGAAGAACATACTGCCATCGTAGACAGGATCAAAAACGAGCTGAACGGCTACAAGGCTGATGCGGAAAAGTTGCCGCAAGTCCAGAAGGAACTGGACGATTTGAAGAACGGCGAAGATTTTAAGGCGAAGTTTGAAAAAGAACACGCCGATTTTGAGCAGTACAAGCTCGATATCGCCAAGGCAGCACAGACGGAAAAGGTCAAGGCGGCATACCGGAAACTGCTTCAGAATGAAAAAGTCGGTGAAAAGCACCTGGACAGCATCATGGGGATCACTCAGTTTGATGCGCTGAAGCTGGACAAGGATGGAAACCTTGATAATCTGGATGCTCTCAAGAAAACCATTGCCGACAAGTACGGGGATTTTGTTGTGAAGACAACGCAGAAGATTCACCAGCCCGATACACCGCCGATCAACGATAATGGCGGAGGAGACAACACCATTCGCCAGCTCGCCGCGAAATGGCATGACGCAAAGTACGGGAAGGCACAGACTTCCCAAACCTGAAGAAAGGATGATGTGAGATGTCTTTTAACGCCGCTACTACTGGCGTTAGCTACGCTCCGGGCTGGTTCCTCGCGGACAATGAGCATTGCACCCGCGAGACCCGCACCGTGGCCGCGAATCATGCACAGGTGAAGACCGCCGCCAACGGCGGCAAATACGTCCCGATGGGCGCGATCTGGCCTTCCAACGACGCGAACGCCGTTGGCATCGTGTATGAGGATGTGGACGTTACTACAGGCAACATGCCCGGTTCTGTCGTGACGGCTGGCACGATCTACGCTGATCGTCTGCCCACTGCCGCCGCTTCTGCCGCCAAGACCGCTCTTGAGGGCAAAGGCTTCAAGTTTATTACCACCACCCCCGCCGTAACCCGGCCTGATGACACCTGAAAAGGAGGCGAATAGAAAATGGCTGAACGTTTTGAAAACGGCATCTTTGGCATGATTCGCCCCGAGGACTGGCTTCAGATCGGCTATGACGTGGAGCGTCCCAACGATCCTACGTCCGAATTGTGGGGCGACATTAAGACGGATAACCTGGTTGCGTACTGGGAATCCATGGCCGCTGAATATGGCGTGCCTGTGATGGCGCAGTTCCACGCCTTTGACACCGAGGCCCAGAAAGCGCTCCGTGTGCCCATCGACGTGCACAACATTGAAAAGGGTCTGATCAAGGAAAAGATCGACCAGTCCGAACGCCTCCGCGCCCTGATCGGTCGCGGCGTGACCAGCCAGTCCGCGCTGTACAACAGCGTGCTGCGTGACGGCTATAACCTGGCTGACCATGTATTCAACCGCGCCATCGTTGCGAAAAACGAAGTCCTGTACACCGGCAAAATGACCATCA